TCAGACTGGTTCAATACAGAAGGGAAAAATATTGTGGAGGCCATGAACAACGCTTTCCAACTGCTAAACGAAAAGAGCGGTGGCCTTTTAAGCAAAACGGAAAGCGGAGGCAGCATGCGTTCAAGTATCCAAGGCGTGACGGAAGACACAGCCGACTTACTGGCTTCCTATATCAATGCCATGAGATCCGATTTGAGCGCACAGCGTTCTGTCATAGAGAAATATTGCGGAGAACAGTTCCCCGAAATGACCCATTTGGCAGAAGCACAGTTGCAGCAACTCCAGATTATCGTTAAAAACACGGGAGAGCACACAAGGATAGCATCGGAAATCAGAGACATGCTACGCAGTGCCAAACAAAGCAAGTCTTCTGGTTTCTGGATTCATTAAAAAAATATCATCATGAACAAACTGAATGAAGAAATAATGTCCGGGGCAAAAGCCTGCGGTATTTGTGAAGAATGGTACAATATGATGAAGGACGCTGACAAGGACGGCCTGCTCGACATGTACAAACGAGGAATAGACTTCGTAATCAAGCATTCATTTCCTGAGAATTCATACCTCCTCTCCCATTCCACAGATGAAATCCGGCACAAACATCTGATATTCATTGACGAGACTGTACCGGAAGGAGGGGAAAACGGGACTTATGTATTCAATGGTACATGCCAAGGACAGATTTCATTCGACCGGTATTCTGCGTCTACACTACATATACGGGACAAGAGCCAAGTCGTTATCTCGGCAAAAGGGCTTTCAAAAGTTTTTATAAACGTGTATGACCATTCACGTGTGGAAATCATACAGGAGGATACTGCTAAAGTATTTGTTTACTTTCATGGAGAGACATGCCATATTTCTTCCCATGAAGAAAGCTGCGGAAATGTTTTCATCCGCAAGAAATAAATCATATAAAAATATGATTATTTAGAAAATAATGTTATATTTGCATTCGTAGAACAATAGTAAATCATTTGAAGGCCACAGAGCCTGCCCCATGGGATAAAACCTTTATGGGGCAGGCTCTGTTTTTCTATTCAGACCATGAGTAAGGCTTACACCATATTGATTCAAAAAGAGAAAGAAGGCGCAGCGGTGAAGGACACGGTAAGGGACTGGAACATCGCCTGCACCGACATACCTTTTCTTCCGGAAAACGAGGCCAAAGAACTCCCGTCACGTGACTGGCCGGATGAGGACGGTGAAGATACGTACCGTCCTGAAACCATAAAGATGAAAGCATACGACCTGGATATCTCACTTTGTTACAAAGGAGACCTTGGAAGTGCCTATACCCAAATAGAAGAATTCATGGCATACCTTACCGGGAGGGACGGAGGAGGTACATTTTTCAAAATCTACAGTCCCCATACACTCATCGGAAGAGGCGGTTGTTACATGAAACAATTTGCCCCTGACGACTTCTGGAAGGGAAACGGAGAAGACGTGTTGGAGTTTAAAATCACCGTAAGGGTAACAGAACCTTGCGGTAACATTATTCTATCTGCATGAAATACGAAATATTAGACAAGACAGGTAAAAATAAACGTTGTACGGTAACGAGTTTGGAATACAACGGAGAGTTTATGGGTGAAAGCTATGTACTCTGCAAGGTGGAAAGCGAGGTGCCCATAGATTTTCAAACAGGAGACTATCTGGAATACCGAGGAGAAAAATATGAAATAAACTACGACCCCTCTGTCCTCAAAAAATGCCGTGCAAGTTACAACAGAGACGCCTTCACATACGACAGCATCAAACTGAACAGCGCAAGCAATGACTTAGTAAAATGCCTTTTTCTGGACTATGTAAAAGAAGACAACCTTATACATTATTCTTCCCTGCCGAAATTCAGTTTTTTCGCCTCCAACGTGGAAGACCTCGCGGAACGTATACAGGCCAATTTGGATCGTTTATACAGCGGAGACAGAAAGTGGACAGTTAAGGTATCCCCCGGATGCGGAGGAAAGACGGATGTTTATGTTGCGGCAGAACAAATCAACGTGTGGACCGCACTGGGATATTCTTATTCAAAATTCAAGGTGCCTTTCATTATAAAAGGTCGCACCATAACTATCGGTGCTGCATCAGAAACTTTAAACAAGGTTTTCAAGTATGGCAAAAATAACGGACTTTACGAAATAGAGTCCGTAACAGAACAAGATGCGGACATCATCACCAGACTTAAAGTTTATGGAAGCACAAGGAATCTGCCCAACCGGTATTATAATAACCTACGAGAGGCGTACGCCATAGTAGAAGTCAGCAGGATAGAATATGAGCGTATCGACAACACCCATGCCAAATGCAAGATATTCAGCGACAATGCACCGGAAAAAATCGGTACCTGGAGCGAAGTGCGCATCAATGGAGAAGTGCATAAGGTGGCAAGCCGACAAGAATTCGATGACAATGTGCCCTCTCCTAAAGAGTGTACGTTCATTGAATTATCAAAAGGGAAATACGAACTCTTGTCTGTTCCGGTAACATACGAGGAACACCATAACGGTCTGAACTACGAAATCAAAATGCTTTGGCATGAAGCGATGATCGGTACGGAATGCGAAGTATACGTAGAAGGTATGCTCCGTTCAACTTTCGAGGTAAGAAACAGCAATAACCGCAGCCTATGTTATGACAAGGCATACGCCTAC